AATAAGATATTTATCATTATAAAACAATCGATTTCAAATGAATTATCAAGAGACAATCAACAAGATTAAAATGTTATTCGAAGCAAATCCAATGGCTCCAATGGCTCCAACATCACCGGATGTTACTGCATTACCGGAATACATCTTACAAGATGGTACAAAGATTGTTGTTGACAAATTGGAAATCGGAGGTAAAGTGACTTTGGATGGCTCTCCGGCTCCGGATGGTGAGCATCAATTGCAAGATGGTACAATCATCACAACAAAGGATGGTACAATTGCAGAAATTAGCACACCGGCTGAAGAGATAATTGATGAGTCGGTGACTTCAGATATGGGAATGGTACCGGCTCCGGCTCCAAGACCTGATGTGAAAATTGCAGAACAAATGGCATCAATCAATACAAAGATGGATGACTTTGTTGCAAAGCAAAAGATGCTTGAAGATGCAATGGCAAAGCATGGTGAGGCAATGAAGCAAATGATGGCATTGATTGAGCAAATGGCGAAGGCTCCAATGAGTGAGCCGGCATCACCGGTTGCAAATCAATACACAAGTCAAAAGCCAATTGGCAATGATGAAAGATTCGAATCAATGCTTGAAGCAATAAACAAAATCAAAAATAATTAATTAACCCTATAAATTTTTAAAAAATGGCATTTGATGTATCAGCCTTAAGTAATTATACCATACAAAATGAAAAATTGTTGGTAACCCGCTCACTCTTTGCAGCAAAGACACAAAGCGTAATTCAATCAGCCGGAAATGTGATGGCACAAGTCAAATCATCTGAAACAATCAACGTATTGGCAACAGATGCAATCTTCCAAACCGGAGGTACTTGTGGATTCAATTCAAGTGGCTCAAGTTCATTCACTCAAAGAACATTATCAGTTGGTAAGTTCAAAGTGCATGAGTCTCTTTGTCCTAAGACCTTAGAAACAAAGTATACTCAATTAGCATTGGCGGCCGGCAGTATTCCGGAGGCAATTCCATTTGAAAAGCAATATACAGACCTTAAGGCCGGTACAATATCCGAGCAATTAGAGACTGCAATATGGCAAGGTACAACCGCATCTTCTGATGTTAACTTAAACAAATTCGATGGTATCATCAAGTTGTTGAGTGATTCGGGTGCATCTGTAAGTGGTAACACAACATCAATCACAACCGCAACCGGTATCACTGCATCAAATGCTTTGACTATCGTGAAGAACATTAAGAATGCTTTACCGGCGAAAGTTAAGGGAAAGAAGGATGTAAGAATTTGGTGCGGATGGGACACATTCGATGTATTAGTTGATGCATATGTTACTGCAAACTACTTCAACTATGGTGCATCAAATTTGATGTATGAGAATGGAGAGTTTGTGATTCCGGGTACTGCATACAAAGTGACTGCGGTGCATGGTTTGAATGGTACAAATAAATTATATGCATTAAGAGATTCAAATCTTTACATGGGATGTGACATTCTTGGTGAAGAAGATAAATGGGAAATCTTCTACGCAAAAGAAGCAATGGAAGTGAGATTTGTAAGTGAGTGGAAGTTAGGAGTACAAGTTGCATTCCCTGCGGAAACGGTTTCTTTCATCCTTGTTTAGTAGTAAATAATATAAGGGAGTCTCCGTAAGACTCCCAATTTTTAAAATTTTAAATTTATATACCATGCCATGTGCATTGACTCAATCATACAATTTAGATTGTAGGGATTCCGTAGGCGGAATAAAAGAAGTATATTTCATGGAGTTGGGCAATCTTACTTCATTCACTGAAGCAAGTGGAGTTGTGACTGCAATCACAAAAGCAAGTGGAAAGAAATTTTACAAGTATGCTCTTGTTAAGCAAACGGCATCTCTTGAAGATGTGTTGACAATAAACGAAGAGAATGGAACAATTTTCTCCGCACAAAAGTTGACAATTGTCTTGAATAAGTTGCAAGCGAATACAAGAAATGAAATTACATTGCTTGGTCAAAATTTACTTGTATGTGTTGCCGCAGATAGAAACGGAAAGTATTGGTTTCTTGGAGCAACAAATGGCCTTGTAATAAACACTATCAAAGCAGAAAGCGGAGTGAAGATGGGTGATAGAAATGGGTACACATTGGAATTTGCCGGAGCCGAGCCATTCATGGCACAAGAGGTTTCTTCAAGTATTATTGCTGCATTGACAACATAATAAAATAAATTCGTACAAAAAAGTCCTTATCATTAATTTGGTAAGGATTTTTTTTTGACACAAAACAATGATTTTGATATTTATAATAAGATGATACAACTTGTTAAAGGCCAAAATAAGGATGTTATTGTGACATTAACCGAAAAGACAACCATTTCGCAAGGGTATTATATTTTTGAATTTATCCATGAAACAACAAAAGAAGTGTTGACAATTGTGAAATCTTTTACTTTAGATTTGAGTAATTTCAAATACAGATACAACAAGTTCACATTTGCATCTTCATTGTATGCCAATTCAACTATTGGCAAATATGTATACACTATATATGAAAGCACAATAAATACAACAAATACAACCGGATTGAATGCAATTGAATTCGGCAAAATGGATTTGAATGCATCAAGTACATATACTGATGTATTCAATGAATATTCAACATCAACATCATTCAAGACTTATGGAGGATAATATAATGGTATTCAAATTCTCGGATTCAAAGATTCCGGAATTTAAAGAAATAAGAGGAAAACAATTCACATATTTTGGAGAAGATAATGACTATCCAAACTATTTGACAAAATTATATAATAAGTCAGCAAAGCACAATGCCATAATCTCCGGAAAAGTTACATATATTTTTGGAGAGGGATTCTATTCAAAGGTTGAGAATGCAACAACCGATAAATTCATATACAAGGTAAATTCAGCAAATGAGTCACTCAATGATATTGCAAAGAAATGTGCCATTGATGTTGAGATATTTGGCGGATTCTATTTGAACATTATACCAAATAGACTTGGACAAATTGCCGAGATATACCATCTTGATTTCAATCGAGTGAGGGCCAATGAAGATTGCTCTCAATTTTTTTACAAGAATGATTGGACATTAAACAGAGATAAGCCAAAAGAATTCCCAAAGTTTAATCCAAACAAGATTGATTGTGCATCCATATTCCAATATAAAGAATACAGACCAAATCTTCGCACATATCCTTTGCCAAATTACATTGGATGTATTAATTTCATCGAGAGTGATATGGAGGTGAGCAAGCATACATTGACCAATGCAAAGACCGGATTCTCGGCCACAAAGTTGGTATCATTTTTTAATGGCGAGCCGGCTCCGGAAATGCAAAGGGATATCCAAAAGAGATTGGAAAAGAAATTTACCGGAAGTGATGGATCAAAGATTATTGTATCATTCAATAATGATCCGGCAAAGGCTCCGCAGATTCAAGACTTGGGAGCATCTGATTTGACAAAAGAAGATTTTCAAAGAGTGGATGCATTGATTACTTCCAATTTAATGGCCGGCCATCAGATTACATCACCAACATTATTTGGGATAAGTGAGCCGGGTAAACTTGGCACAAGGAATGAATTGAAGATGGCATTTGATATCTTTAATAATACATACGCATCACATAAGCAAAGAAATTTGGAAAAGGTATTCAACTATCTTGCAAAGTTCAAAGGAATTGAGACCGAATTGTTTCTCCGTAGTGTTGATCCGGTTGGAATTGAATTCACCGATTCATCACTTATTCAAGTTGCTCCGAAATCATGGTTGCTTGAGAAGATGGGAGTTGATACAACAAAGTACAAAGATCCTACTCTTGCCGGAGTGCCAACGGAGGTTGTTGCTCATGTGCCGGAGCAAATGGAAGGTAAAGATGAAAGCAAAGTAAATAGTTTATTGACAAATCTTACCGGAAGACAACATCAACAAATCAATCGTATTGTCAGACAATATACACAAGGGAAATTGACCAAAGACCAAGCATCACATATGTTGAAGAGTGGATTTGGTTTCTCGGATTCCGATGTATCAATGTATCTTGGATTGAATGAGGCAAAATTTTCAGAGGATTATAATGAAGTTGATATTGCAAATATGCTCATTGATGGCGGAGAGAATGTCGAGGAGTTTCACTTCATCCATTCCAAGCCATGTCTTTTCACAAGTGATAAGGATATGCAAGAATTCGAAATGAATTTCCATCAAAAAGAATCATTCTCATTGTCAAAGAATGTGAGTGACTTGGAAGCAAATGTGTTGAAACAAATACAAAAGAATCCAACAATCACATCAAAAGACTTGGCAATTGCAAATGATGTTGAAGTATCGTATGTCAATGATGTGATTGCAAATCTTGAGAAAAAAGGATATATCGAGTCAACATCAACATCGACTCTTGGTGAAGTATTAATCACAAGAAAATTGACAAAAAGCCTTCCATCAATACTTGGCGAGATATCGACAAAGTTGCCGGAAATAATGGTGAGATATTCATATGTAGTGAAGCCGGGAGTTGGACAACCAATCATTCCCGGTACGAGACCATTTTGCCGAGAAATGCTTGCAAAACCAAGACTTTTCTCAAGAGTACAAATCGAGAATCTAAGTCAACAATTGGGATATTCTTTGTGGGATAGGACCGGAGGATTTTGGAATCGTGGTAAAGGAAAGGGAATATCGGCAAGTTGTCGACATATGTGGAAGACAAATATTGTAGTAAAAAAGTAATATTATGAGCAAGAATATATTGATGATATCGGTGCAGATGTTGAAGGATAGGACCGCAATCCATGACAATATTGATGAGAAGTTGATATTTCCGGAAATAAAAGCATCTCAAGATATGTATATTTTACCGGTTTGTGGCTCGGCATTATTCAATAAAATATTGAATGATATCAATGCAAATACATTATCCGGAAATTACAAGGCTCTTGTTGATGATTATATCGTGGATACATTGGCCAATTATGTGATATCGGAATTGCCATTGGGATTGACATATCAATTTTGGAATAAAGGAGTATCACAAAAGACAACCGACAATTCAATTGCTCCATCCATGAGTGACTTATTTTCGGTTGCATCAAAGTATAAAAGAAGAGCCGAAGAGTATGCACAAAGATTGAGATTATTTTTGAGACAGAATGCTCCAACATTATTTCCGGAGTATATCAATCCCGGAAGTGGAGTGGATACAATCATTCCGGAGAGACAAGGATTCAGCAATCCAATATTTCTTGGTGATGTATCACCATACTCAAGTGAGTACAAGACATATGAAGAGAGATATCAATCCAATCTTCCGAGATTCTAACATATGAGCAAAAACATCAACAAGGTCAATGAAGAAAAGTTGAGAATCTTCTTGGCCAAACAAAAGAAAAAAAATGACATTAAACAATGTAGTAAACAAGTTGGAAGAGTTGGCTCTAAGTCATCAACAAATTAACTATGTTTTTTTTGGTGAGATTGTTGAATGGTTGGCCAATGGAGACATAAGATATCCAAGTTGTTTCATTGAGATTAACAAGTCAGAAATCAGCAAAGAAGACAAGCAAACAAAATATAATTTTGATATTTGGTTTCTTGACTTGGTTGATATTGATGTGCTTGCCAATGGCAATCAATTGGATGTCATGAGTGACTTAACAAGTGTTGCTCAAGATTACTTGGCAATGCTTAATTTCTCCGGATATCAAGACTTTTGGACTATCACAACCAATTATGAATTAGAATATTTCCGAGAGAAATTTGAGGATATGACAATTGCAGTGAGAGTGAATGTGACCATTGGCATTGATTACTTAAGTGACAGATGTGCAATACCGGCAAATGATGTTGTATTCGAGCCGGGAAGTCCATTTGAAACAATCACATTCAATGAAAATCTTGTATTTAAATATGTGTATGTTGGAACAAGTAGTGAGACATCAACAAAGACAATCAATGACTTAAAAAATAAGAATCTTTTGCTTGTTTTTGTTGGTCAAAGTTTGTCGACTCCATCTTCAACAACATCACCATCAATGGGTGAATATTATTTCAATTCATCAACGGGACAAATTACATTCCCGATGGAATTACAAGAAGGCCAAAAATTACAAATTTTATACAGATAATATGAAACAATTACTCTTAATCTTTTTTTGCTTTATGTCTCTTGTTGCAAATGCTCAAAATGACACAACAAAATACTTCAAGTCATATGATTATGGTTGGAGTTATCCAAGAATAAAAATTCGCAATGCTTTCATTCTGCCATCTGATACCATCAACAATAAGTTGGGAACTGCGGTATTGAATGGCTCATTGTACAATGGTGATGGAGTGAAATGGACAATAATGACCGGAGGCGGAGGAGGAGGAATTACAAAAGCCGTTGATACAATATATAAAAATACATCAAAGGATTCAATAGTATATACAATTAATGGCAAAAGATATGCGATAAAGGATAGTATAGGAGGAGGTGGATCAATGGTATCTGCTTCAGCATTTGGCTCATTTTATGATTCAACAACACAAACAATTGCAAGCACAACAACCGCATATCCAATCAGAATTGCAAAAACGGATACTGCATATGGATTTCATATCACAAACAATCGAATAATTGCAGATACTCCCGGATTGTACAATCTTCAATGGAGTGGTCAATTTCAAAATACGGATAACGCAGAGAATGATGTATCGGTATGGATTCGAAAAAATGGAGTGAATGTTGTTGGAAGTACCGGTTTCATTGCAATACCAAAAACAAGAGCATCTTTATATGGCCATACGATTGCATCATGGAATTATATTGTGACAATGAATGCCGGTGATTCAATTGTATTTTATTGGCAAGCAACAAACACCGGAGTATCAATACAATATTATCCACAACAAACATCACCAACAAGACCATCAACCGCATCAGTAATTGTAACCATTACTCCTATTAATGGTGGTGGTGGTGGTGGAGGTAGTGGGACTCCTGCCGGTAAAGATGGATATGTTCAATTTAATAATTCAGGTTCATTTGGTGGAGATTCATCTTTATTTTGGAACAATACAAATAAACGTTTAGGGATAGGAACTACGCAACCAAGAACAAAATTAGATGTGGCTTTAGGGAAATTAGGAAACATGCCTTATAATTACGAAATCGCAGCTTTTGAAAAAAATGGGGATGTTAAATTTGGAGTTTATAATGCAGATAACTATAATGGTTCTGGCTCATCAATTATATTGGGTAATACTAAAAATGTAAATGCCAATGGAAATTATCCGGGATTTGAATTTCAAAATGTAAATGATTCTGAAAATATTAATAATAGTTATGTGAGATATAATTATGCAGAAAGAGCCACAGATGGAAATTCAGTTGCTGCAAATGTAAATTTATTAAATATTTATGCAGATGGAAAAGTTCAACTAAATCCTTTTTCTTTCGGATTGTCAGTTACTCCAAGATTGATTGTTGGCGAAGATATTACAGGAGCAAATTTTGAAGTTTCAGGTAATGCTTATATAGGAAGTGGATTATATTCAGGTGGAAGTTTAACATCTGAACAAGGATTCTATACAAGGTCATCAATTCATAAACATATACTTTTTGTAGATGATGCTGATACAGATGTATATTATGCAACAGACCAAGACAATGTAATTATTTATAATACTGACAATGATAATGTTACACTCTATTTGCCTGATGCTCCTGAA